TGTTACTGTTACTAATTCTGGTAACAATTACACAGTAGTTTATGGTACAGTCAAAAGAGATCCTAATGATACACAAGGTAATTTGGGAGCAATTTCTGTTAATCTACAAGGCCGTTATGGCACATTAAGACTATACTACATAGATGGTGTTAATGGAAAAGTTATTATAAATTCAAATATTGGCACGATAGATTATACAAATGGAATTATAACACTAACAAATTTTGGTCCAACACAAGTTAATAATGATCTAGGTGAGTTGACCATTTCTGTTCAACCAACAACAAGTATCATATCTTCTACTTACAATAGAATTATAACTGTGGACGCTTTTGATCCAAATGCTATCACGGTAAATGTTACATCAAAATGATACCAAACAATCATAAAACTTCTTTACTGGTTAGTTCACAACTACCAGAATATATTAGGGACAATCCTGATTATAATAATTTTTCTTTGTTCATCGAAGCTTATTATCAATGGTTGGAACAAACAGGTAATGTAACAGAAAGAACTAAAAATCTTTTAAGTTATAAAGATATTGATACGACAACCAGTGACTTCGCTCAATATTTTGTCAACGACTTTTTACAATATTTTCCAAAAGGATCATTGATTAGTCAACAAACAGCAGTCAAAGCAGCAAAACAATTATACAAATCAAAAGGTACGATAGCATCATATCAATTTTTGTTTAGGATACTTTACAATTCTGATTTTGATGTATTCTATACCAAAGATTATGTATTGAAAGCTTCTGATGGAGTTTGGTACATACCAAAAAGTTTAAAACTTGCTACATTAGATATCAATTTTTTAAACATTAATAATTATAGAATTTTTGGTGAAACTACCAAATCAATTGCTATCGTTGAAAATTCTGTGGTGGCCGGCAATAAAACAGAAGTTTTCATATCAAATATTGAAAGATTATTTCAATCTGGTGAAATAGTTCGTGTTGTAAACAATAGAAACCAAGATGTTTACTTTCTAAATGGTGTTGAAGTACCTGTTGGAACACCAGGTTCAGAGTTATTGAGAGCAAAGATTGTAGGTCAAATTAGTTCAATTAAAATTGATCGAAATAATCTTGGAAGTTATTATAATTCTGGTGATCCAGTTATTATCTACGGTGGTTTGAATGCTGCAAATGGTTATGGAGCTCTTGCTGTAGTGGGATCGGTAACTACTGGATCAATACAAAATTTAAATGTGTTTCGTGGTGGATTTGGTTACAGAGTATTTCCAAATTCTGCTATAACATTTACAAATGCCACATCAGATACAACTGGTCATGGTGCTAATGCTATCACATCTACGGTAAATCCAGATATCCGATACGAAGCCAATGTAACTTTTTTACCAACGAATGTCATAGACTTTCAAAATAATTACACTATTGGATCAGGGAACTATCACTTTGATGGCATACCAAATGCTAACCTCAATACAAAATTATCTGATGCTTTTACATTTTCTAATTATCCAACATATCCTATTTCATCAGTTTTGTTGTTGAATGGTGGCGGCGGATACACAAAATTACCAACTATTGCAGCAGTATCTGAGTATTTGAATAATACTGGAGACAATTATTCGGATTTGACCAAAATTGGTATACTTGGACCAATACAAATTGTTTCTGGTGGAGAAGGTTACGAAATAAACGATACGATTGTTTTTACTGGTGGCCACGGATATGGTGCCAGAGCAAATGTAGTGAATGTTAGTGCTAATGGAACAATCACACAAGTTGGATATCAAGACACAGGTAAATATCCTTTAGGTGGTATGGGATATACTAATGACTCTTTACCAGTGGTTACTGTGAATTCAGCCAATGGTTCAGCTTATGGTGCAAGTTTGTATATTCCTGGTATCTTAGGTACAGGAGCTACATTTAATGTAACAACTACAAGTGTTGGAACTATTAATTCGATAATAGTAGAAGATAATGGCGAAGACTATGTTTCTGCACCTACTATATCATTGAAAGTAGAAGATATTGTAGTTTCAAATTTGTTGATTGATAATTTTCCAAAACTAGGACAAATCGTTTATCAAGGTGCCGATGTTGCTTCAGCCACATACAAAGCTACAGTAAATAATGCTACATTACTACTGCCAAATGGAGATGATCCAACACAAAGTTTGTACAACCTAAGAGTGTTTGATTATACTTCTGTTCCAGATCCAACACAAAATTTAAAAATAAGTAACACAAGTATATCAATGGTGATGGCTAATACAGCTTATAAACCACCAGTAACAGATCCAAATATCAAATCTGTTTACAATTCAAATGGTGTTAGAGTCTATGGTGATGGCAGAGCAAAGGCTAATGCCGCTTTCTTAAATGGTCTTGTTATAGGTGCAGGACAATATTTAAATAAACAAGGACAACCAAGTTCATATAGCGTCTTACAGAGTTCAGTTTACAATAATTTTACATATGAAATTACGGTAGAAAAAGAAATTGCTAAGTATAGAGATATTCTTTTGAATCTGTTACATCCATCAGGAACACAAGTGGTTGGTCGTTATGTGTTGAATTCAAGTAATAATTTTTATACAAAATATACTACTTCAGATTATGAGGAAGGTTATATATTGTCTTATTATACGAATGATGTTGACTCATATATAACTATGAATTTGAGTTCAGCTAATAGTTATATCAATGTTATCACTTTTCATACTATGAATGGTGTAACTGTAAAAGATACCGTATATCCTAATACAATTATATCATTCACTTCTAACGATGGTGTTGTAGTAACATCTGAAGTGGCCAGTTCAAATTCACAATCAAATACAGTTACTTTTAAAGATAGCACATGGTTAACAAGTTCATTGACAGCAACTTCAGTTAATGTAACTATTTTTGGTAATAGTATTTTCGAATAAACAGAGATAAATAAACATCATGACCTCTAAAAACATTCTCACATATAATTCTAAGGTATCATCAGTCGAACAGGTGTATTTTTCACCTGTCGTGAGTTTGCCTGGAAGTTCTTCACCACTATCTTCGATTTATTGTTTTTTATCAAGAGTTGATCCTTGGGGTAGTGATGCCAATCCAGATCAACCAACACAAACATTAAAATACATTAAACAAGTATTTAAAAATATGTTTGTTGCAAAACAAGTCACATCTAATGATCTTTCACCAGTAATTGCTAGAGTTGACTGGACATCAGGTGTGACATACGATTACTTTAGAGATGACATTGATATGTTTGCTTTGAATACTGATGGATCAAATGTATATAATTTTTATGTTAGAAATCGTTATGATCAAGTATTCAAGTGCCTTTGGAATAACAGCAGTGTAGCTTATCCCAATGGTCAACCATCAACAGTAGAACCTTATTTTGAACCTGGTTCTTATGGTACAAACAATATCAAAACTGGTTCTGATGGTTACAAATGGAAATATATCTATACGATTGATGGTGGTATTAAGAAACAATTTATGAATACTCAATGGATTCCTATTCCAATTGGTGCAAATACACCAAATCCATTGGTAACAACGGCTGGTGCAGGTAGTCTGGATGTAATCAATGTTACAGAAGGAGGATCTGGTTATGATCTGGCAAATGCCACTATCACGGTTTCTATTACAGGAGATGGTACAGGAGCTGCAGCAAGTGTCACATCACAGCAGGTAACTGATGGTGTTATTACTGATATTTTAGTATTAAATCCAGGTTCAAATTACACTTATGCTAATGTGTCAATCACTTCTTCAATAGGTTCAGGCGCTACGGCCATTGCTCCAACCTCTCCAATTGGTGGCCATGGGTATGATCCAGTATCAGAATTAGGTTGTTCACATGTTATGTTTTCTGTGGAGTTTAATGGTTCTGAAAGTGGTGTTATACCAACAGACATAACTTATTATCAATTAGGTATTGTTATCAATCCAACATCCCAACAAGATAATCCTAGTCCAGCAACAGGAACAATCTACAATACAACGACACAACTAACCGTTGCTCCAGGATTTGGTTTGTTTGTTAGAGATGAGATAATATATCAAGGCGATGTTAACAATCCATCATTTTATGGTACTGTATTGAGTTTTGACCCAGCATCCAATTTGGTTTATGTAATAAATACCGTAGGTACTCCAACAGATAATTCGTCTATCTATGGAAAAACATCAATAACAGCAAGAACGTTGCTAACACATTCATTGCCAAACTTCACCATCTTATCTGGATATCTATCATATATAGAAAATAGAAGCGGTATTCAAAGAAGTGCTGACGGTATAGAACAATTCAAATTTGTATTAGGTTACTAAAAGGAAAAAAATGGCTCTAGATTTTACAGGTGATCCTTATTATGATGACTTTGATCCAACAAAGAATTTTCAC